CGGCTCAGGCCACCAATCCTGAGAACAACCCTCGCACGACGCTCAAGGCCGAGCAGCGCGGCAAGGCGCTGGAGGCCATAGCTCCGCACTTCGAGAACAAGCCCATGACGCTGGAGGGCGCCGCCAGTCATCGTGTGGAACTGGCCCGCGCCGGTGCCCGGCGTTCGATGACCGAGGGTGTGTCCAGCGGGGCCAACTGGTACTACGAGCACCACCAGAAGCTGGCTGACGTGGCGTCGTCCACCGGCATCGGCAAGGACGCCGTGATCGCCGCCTCAGCGTCGATGTCGCCCCAGAACAGCCCTGATCAGGAGCATGCCGCCGTCAAGGCCCTCTCCGAGGCCCACAGCAACCCTCACGCCCGGGTCCGGGTCACCCACGAGGCGGTGGACGCCGCCAAGGCGGCCGATCCCGAGAACGCCCCCGAGCACGAGCGCATGCGGGAGTACGTGGGCCATGACCTGCATCCTCGCCAGTTGGAGTCTTCTCACCTGGCCATGCTCTCGAATCCCAAGGTCCGGGGCCACGTTGACACAACCGGGGTGGACCTGGGCGAGGTGGCCAAGGGTGGCGTCAAGAGCCAGGTGACCAAGGCGGTGGATGTGCTGCGGGGCAACATCGCCCCTGAGAAGGCCATCAGCCCCATCACCTCGCCCAAGGTGTGGTCCTACCATCAGAACATCGCCGCGTCGGTGCCCGGCACGGCCGAACAGCAGGAGTTCCTGGGTCGGGCGCATGCCGCTACCACTCAGATCCCCGGCCAGGGGCGCTTCGACCTGACTGGCCTCCAGAGCAGCACCCAGGGCCAGTTGACCGAGCGAGGCCACACCGCCGAGGACTCCTGGATGCACGCCATCAACACCCGCCAGCGCCTGGAGTCGGTGAACGTGCCCGGCCGCACCGGCCGGGCCGGAGCGCAGTCCCCGGCCAAGTTCGCCGTGGGCGAGGGCGGCGGGGTCAACAAGAAGGCCCTCGCCCGCACCATGCAGTTCCGGGGCCGCACTCGCTCGATCCTGCGCGGGTCCACATCGTCGGGCCTGGAGCACGCCTGGTCGAACCAGGCCACCAACCAAGCAGCGCAGACCATGGGCATGCCGTCCACGGCGGTGCAGGCCATGTCCTGGACAGAGGGTCGCCGCCGAGCCAGTAAGGACCCGGCCTACGAGGCAATGCGGGCAGGCGGCGAACCCTCGACCATGGGCGGCCGCCAGATGGAGATGTTTACTCATCAAGAGGGCGGTGGTGAGGCCATCCGGCAGCAGGCTCGGCCCCCGCGCAAGCACCGTACCGAGCAGGGCATCCAGCAGAGCCTCTTCTGATGTCTGTGAACTTCTACCCACCGAGCTACCGGGCCGCCGCCAGTGACCTGACCATCGCCGTCAGCCCGCTGGGCCTGGTCGAGCTAGCCGATGAAGAGTTCGAGGTCCACGGCCCCCGGCTCAACCGTTACGCCCTCAACTGGGCCTGGTACTTAGGCCATCATTGGGCCTACCGCCGCGAGATGGGTGAGCCGCAACTCACCTTCAACTACATCAAGGCCTTCTCTGATTACATCAACAACTTCACCTTCGGCCGAGGGGTGGAGTTCCACAGCCCCGAGGCCACCAGCCTCATCATCCCGCCCGTCCTGAAGCGGGTGTGGGAGATCGACAACAACAAGTCGAAGGTGTTGTGGGAGGTCGGGCAGTTAGGCGGCGTGTCCGGCGACTGCTTCATCAAGGTGGCCTACGAAGAGGCGTGGGTGGACCCCACTGGCTTGATCCATCCCGGCAAGGTCCGCATCCTGCCGCTGAACCCGGCGTTCTGCTTCCCCGAGTTCCATCCGCACGACAAGAATCGTATTATTAGGTTTAAACTCAAGTACAAGTTCTGGGGGACAGCACAGGACGGGACTCGTCAGGTCTACACGTACGTCGAGTTGATCACCGACTCGATGATCGAGGAGTACGTGAACGACGAGGTCATCGACCGCCGCGACAACCCGTTGGGCACGATGCCCATCATCCACATCCCCAACATGCCTGTTGCGTCATCACCGTGGGGCCTGGGTGACTGTAATGACATCATCGCCCTGAACCGTGAGTACAACGAGAAGTGCACCGAGATCAGCGACATCATCAATTATCATTCGGCTCCCGTAACGGTGATAATCGGGGCCAAGGCGGCGAACCTGGAGAAGGGGCCGAAGAAGATCTGGGCCATCGGCTCCAAGGACGCCAAGATCGAGAACCTCGAACTGGAGACGAACTTCGCCGGGCCTCTGGGCTACCTGGAGGTCATCAAGCGGGCCATGCACGAAATGACCGGGGTGCCCGAAGGCGCGCTGGGCCAGCAGACCCCTATCTCCAACACGTCCGGTGTCGCCCTCCAGATGCAGTACGCCTCGATGATGCACCGTTATCATCAGAAACGGACGCAGTACACGGCGGGCTTCAAGGCGGTCAACGAACTCATCATCAAGTACCTCGTGCTCTTCGAGCCGGATGCCCTGATCTACAACCCGTCGTTGTCGGCGGTGGCGCCCCAGGTGGACCAGTTGACTCAACTGGACCCGGCTGACTCTCTGACCTACCGCACCGACATCTTCTGGCCGGACCCCATGCCCATGGACCGGCTGCTCAAGATCAACGAGGTCCAGGCCCTCATGGCCATGTCGCTGGAGAGCCGCAAGGGTGCCCTGCGGGACCTCGGTGAGCAGTACCCGGATCAGAAGCTGCGCGAGATCTTCGAGGAGATGCTGGAAGACGCCAAGGAGCAGGGCGCTCTGGACCTGATTCGGATGCAGATCAGCCAGTTCCAGATGATGAGCACCGGCATGACCCCCGATGGGCAGCCGATCATGATGCCCGATGGAGGTATGGCGGGCGCTCCCCCGGTCGACCCAGCCCTGGCCCAGGACGTGATGCAACGGGCCTACCAGCCCATGCCACCCCAGGTCATGGATTATGACAGCAACGACACAACACAGCAGTGATGTGTGACATCATGGAGAACGAGACGATATGAGCGACCAGGCAACGCAGACCGGTGACACAGGCAACGGCTTCATCGTGGGTACGGACCCTCGCCAGCCCCCCCTCACCGCTGCCGACGTAGCAGCCATGCAGGGACAACCGGGCCAGGTGCCCCAAGTTGTCATCAACAACGGCCAGCCCCAAGGGCCTCAGGGCCAGCGGATGTTCACCGAGGAAGAGGTCGGTGTCATCCGGACCGAAGAGAAGACCAAGCTCTACGGCCGGATGCAGACCATGGAGGAAGAACTGGCCCAGCTTCGCCAGGAGCGGGAACAGCGCGAGGCCATGTTGGCTCAACAGCAGCAGGAGGCCGAAGCAGCTCGGCGTAGCGTCGAAGAGCAGGAGATGGACGTGCGCCAGCTTCTGGATCGACGGGACCAGGAGTGGCAGTCGCGCTTCCAGTCCCTCGAAGAGGAACGGCAGCGGGACCGGGCCATCTTCGAGCGGGAGCGGGAGTTCCAGCAGCTACAGGACTACCGGCGTGACCGTATCGAGCAGGAGCAGGAGTTGATCCTGCCCGAGCTACGAGATCTCATCATGGGCAACAGCGTCCCGGAGATCGACAACGCCATCGAGATCATGAAGCAACGCACGATGGCGATCATGAGTAACATCCAGGGTGCTATCACAGCACAACGGGGACCGATCAGAGGGGTGGCACCCACCGGCGCACCGCCAGTGGGTCCGATGGAGCAACAGACGGCTACACAGCAAGTTTCGGAAGCGGACATCCGCGCCATGGACAACAAGACGTTCGCACAGTATCGGGACCAACTGCTGGGCATCGCCTCTCGGGCGGGCGCAGCGGGTCTGAATCAGCGCCAAGCCCAGTAGCCACAACAGCGTCTTGAACCTCTAAGGAGGACTGCCCATGGCCGCACCGGCCTATACCCCGCAGAGCACGGCATCCCCGTTCCCCACCGGTTCCGCCGTCACCGGTACCCCGCAGGTAGCGGGCGGCGGCGATTACTCGATCTACGGTCAGGCGACGGGTTATGACGTCCCGTCCCCCGCCGATGGTTCGGGTTCAGGCGGGTACGGAACCGCCGTCCTAACCCCTTCGAGCATGCTCGGGCCAGCCATCCAGGTCATCTGGTCCAAGGAGATCCTGTTTCAGGCGATGCCGGTTCTCCGGTTCGAGCAGTTCGCGACGAAGAAGACCGAGCTTGGAGTGATGCCGGGCCTGACGGTGAACTTCATGCGGTACAACAACTTGCCGGTGCCGAGTGGGCCTCTGGTCGAGGGCGTGCGGATGCGGACCTACGCCCTCAGCGCCCAGCAGTACCAGATCAAGGTCGCAGAGCAAGGGTTCGCCGTGTCGGTGACCGAGTTGTTGCTGAACGCCTCGTTCGATGACGTGATGGCCTCGGCCTCACGACTGCTCGGCCGCAATATGGCCCTGTATATCGATACGCAGGCACGTACAAGCCTTCAGCGCTCCACCAGCGCTGTGTACGGCTACCAGAAGCCTTCGGTCATCAACACCGGCTACGGCGTGTACGAGCCGGGCACGCCCGGTACCGCAGGCGCCGTCGTCACCGGCGCCAACTTCTACCTGACGATGCACACCATCAAGGACGCGGTGGAGGTCCTGGCCTCCAAGAACATCCCGCGCTTGGGTGAGACGTACGTGGCCTTCGTGCACCCGCACCAAAGCCGTCGTCTGCGTGACACCCCGGAGTTCATCGAGGTGACGAAGTACGCCGCTCCCGGCAACTTCATGTTGGGAGAGATCGGGCGCCTGGCCGACGTCGTGTTCATCGAGACGACCCAGATCGGAGCGCCCTACTCCAGTGGTGGCGCCGGATGGGGCACCGGCTCGCTGTACAGCGCCAACCCGGCCGACCCCTCGTACTCGGCTTCCTACTGGCGTACCGACTTCCAGTCGGGCGCCTCGGGCACCGGCCCGTCGTCCACGACCGACATCGATCAGCCGACGATCGGTGCGCCCAACCCGCCTGTGACGGCCAAGGACTACGCCTCGGTGGGTCCCGGCGCCATCGCCACACCGGGCTGGGGTCAGTTCTGGCCGGGCGGCGGCGCGACGCCTCCCACCACGCCCTACGAGGGGTTGATGATTGGCGACAACGCCTTCGGGCACGCCATCAGCCTTCCCGTCGAGCTTCGTGACGGTGGCGTCCTCGACTTCGGTCGTGAGCACGCCCTGGCGTGGTACGGAATTTGGGGCTTCGGAACCATAACAGAATCTGCTGTGGTTCGGCTCGTCACCAACTGAGCGACGGCTCCCGCCGTCAAGTGAACGGACGGAGGGGGCCTCGTGCCCCCTCTTTCCATATGGAACAGGAGACGAAGAATGGCTTCACCACGACGCCCTATGGGCACTGACATTGACGACGGCATCCGGGACCCCGATCTCCCGGTGTCGGAAGCCAACCCGGTGAGTCCCAGCGTGGACGACGGCCCCACCGAAGGTGTGTCAACACTGGCGGGCATGTTCCCCACCACAGTGGTGGATCAGGTCCAAGAGACACCCATGGCCACACCTCCTCCGGGCGGCGAGATCCCGCCGATCTGGGTGATCCGCCCCAACACCAAGATCGAGGACATGACCGATGGTGTCCCGATCGTGCACATGGCCTTCGACCCGGGCATCCGCTACAAGGTCCCCTTCGCCGTGGCCGCGATCCTCAACGACCGGGACCTTCTGATGGAGGCTCCCTATCCCTACGACCAACGGAGGTAGCCGTGAGCCTCGTCACGGTTCATGGACCGAACACCATGTACACCGACGCCCCCGGCGTCGTGGCTGACCCCACCGGGACCGTTCGGGCCACTCAGAGCGCCACCAACGGCTTGCAGTTCAGCCTTGCCGCCACCGGCACTCGGCCTGCTGGTGACTACACGTGGAGCGCCACTGGCACGCCCACGTTCACGCCGGGCAACACCGGAGCCACCACCTCCGTAGCGTTCGCCGCCGCGGGGTCCAAGACCATCACCCTCACCGTGGCCGGAGCCGGGACCCCACCACCGGCCAACAACACCTACAACGTCACCGTGAACGCCGTCTCGGGGGCGCCCAAGGCCGAGGAAGCGGACGCCGAAGCAGGCACCCAGAGCACCCAGAGCACGGCGAGCGTCGAGGAACCGGCTGCTGTTGAGCAGGCTTCCGAGCCGACGCCCAACGTCGAGGAATACGACCCCGGTGACTTCACCGTGGCTCAGGTCATAGCGGACGTGGAGGCTGAGAGCGACCCCGAGTTCACCGCAGGCGTGATCGAGGCCGAGCAGGCGGGCAAGGACCGTCGCACCCTGCTTTCGCACTTGGAGGACCTGTACACCCAGCAGACGACTTCGTGAGGTAGGCCGTGGCTGCCCGTCCGGGGTTCCTCATCCAGAACGCCATCGATGTCGGGGCCAATCTCGACATCGCAGAGCCGGA